TCATTTTTGCTTTCCACTTTTCCAATGTTTTACAATAGTGTCGTCGTTTCGTTCGCGTAGCTCCCTCAGCACCGCCTGACCGCTGGCCTTCCGGTCAGCATGGCGGCAGTAGTGTTCGACCATCTCGACGGACATCCCAACCATGTCCGAGATTTGCAGGGCCGTGTATCTATCGCCGCGCAACCTGATGACCGCATTCGCTCGCAGGCCGTGGGGAACAACGCCCGCAAGGATCGGGTGTTTCTGGCGCTCGCGGACGAACGCCTTCCACATCTGGTTCGTGCTGAATGGCGCGCCTTTGCTCTTGCCGTCTTCCTGCAAGAGGAACGGGCCCGGTCGGCGCTCCCATGTGGCCATTTCCGCCTCAAGCTCGGGGAAGATCGGACACCACGGCTTAACGCCCGTCTTCTTCTGAGGCAGGCTGAAACCGCCATCGTCCTCGTCATTGGGGTTGAGGCGCACCACGTCGCTGATCCGCTGGCCAGTGTAGCGGCTCAGGAAGTAGAAGCGCCGCACCATGCCGGTGAACGTCTGTTCCGCGAACGCCAGTTGTTCGGGTGTCCAGGGGCGGTGCCCCTCCCCCTTCTCGAAGCGCTCCACCCCTTGCGTCGGATCGTGCGTCAGAAGCTCGACGGGACCATTCGCCCAGGCAACCATCGCCTTGATGGCGTCTAGGACGTTGTTTGCCGCGCCGGGTTTCTCAGCCCCGATCTTGCGGATCAAAGCATCCACATGGCGCGGGCGCAGCTCACGCGCGGGCAGATCGCCCCATGCTTTGCGCGGCGGCTTGAGGTAGCGCCGATAGTGGTCCTGCGTACCCTTGCTGATCTTCCGTTGCCGGGTCTGCCAAGAGACCTCGAACGCATCAATCAGCGCGCCCACCGTATCGGTCGGCGTCGGGCCGAATGTGCCTTGCGCCTGCCGGACAGCGTTCCAAAATTCAGGGGTCTGCGGATCGTCTGGAAGCCGGATACGTTCGCCAGCCTGCGGGGTGCCCCGGCCTAGCTGATAGTAAAAATATTCGCGCCCTCGGGAGACGATGCGGTGAACGTGGCGAGGCAGGGATACCTTAGACATTATCCAGCCCCGCAATGAATTGATCGTCGCCGCCGCCCGCTTGGGCGTTGAGGCATTCGGCCACGTCCGCCCAGCACCAGCGAACCGAACCGCCCCACCTGAATGGCTTGGGCAACAGCCCTCTCTGGACGTAGGAATCCACAGTGGATTCGCTCATATCCAGTTCAGCCGCCAAAGTGGCCTTGGAAACGTAGGCCGGCGGGCGGTCGCCCTTGATCGCGCGTTTAGCCATTAGCCATCACCTTTGCTACGCAGGTGATCTCACGTTGTTTGAAAGGGGCGGGGCGGTTGGCCATCAGTCGGCAAGCCTTTCATCGGCAAGAGAACAAAACCCAGCGCGCGTCATGCCAAGACGCGTGACGAGAGGGAACTATTGATCGCTGACCTCTTCGTGGCGGTCCATGATAGAAAGCGTCCGGAGCGCCCAAGTTTGCACGAGACGGCCGATCGGAAAAATAACTCGGCTACTTTGGAATAAATCACGTTTGGAAAACTCGTCTTCGGTCGAGCGGATGAGGTAAGGTTCGTCGCTATGCTCCCTCTCCACAGAGATAGAACCAATTGAAATAGTTGTGTGGCCGGGAGTTGGTCGAAATGAATAGGCAACCTCATTCAAGAAGCTCATTTCCTGATCGTCACGAAGCCCTCTGATCCAAAACATTCTTTCGTCAACAAACCTCGCAGCCAGCGTTGGCCCAAAGAGCCACGAAAACTCCGCCATCAAGCCAGCGGCGATAAGGCCATCAGCGGTGTATTTAATCCGCCCGTTTTTCTTCCATCCGCCTTGCCAAAGCACGTTGTCCTTGCGCCACGTATTCAGTGTGGTTTGCTTTATCTTGATCGCGTCTGCGACCACGGGCTGTGGAAAATAGAAGTCTCCCGTGTGAGCGAGAAATTCCTTAATCCAGCGTTGAGTTTCCGTTGTCATGCCTACATCCAATTATTGCTTTCCATATTTGTATATTATGGAAAGCAATAATTCAAGCGTTAAGCCGCAGGTCAGCGCAAAGAAGATTAATTATTTCCATGCATCGGCCCGATCTTCGCGAACCGTTCCAGATGCTCGACGCGGACAATCACCTCGGCCATCAGCTCCTCAGCTACCTCCAGCGTTTGTGATATGCCCTTCCAATCGAGGAGAACGCCGGAACATTCGTTTTCGTCGGCCAGCCGCACAACGCGGAGCAGCGAAAGAACCTGATAGGCTTTCCCGCTCGCCTCTTTCAGTTCACCGCTCATTTCCCGGTATCCAGTCGATCCAGGTCATCGGCAAGGCAGTCCGCGCGCTCCCACGCCACCTCGATCAGAGATGTCAGCGCGTTGCTGAAATGCTCGGTCTCATTTTCGAGGCTGCGTATTCCTTCGAGCATTCCGGTCAACGTTACGGCGTCATGTTGAAGGTCGGAAAGCGTCTTCGCGGGAACAGCGGTATCGTTCACCGGCGTGGGTGTTGGGTTGGTCATTGTCATGATCTCCAATTGAGTGTTTAATGCTAAAAGTATCAACACACTGGACTAGCACATGTCAATACCAAAAGTATCAATAGAGCAAGTGAAAGCCGCGCGAGCTCTGCTTCGTTGGTCACAGAATGACCTCGCGGCGGCATCCGGTGTATCGGTACCGACAATAAAACGGCTTGAGGCTGGATCGGGAGAGCTTGGCGGACGCATGTCGACGATTGACTCTATCCGCGCGGCTCTCGAAGCTTCTGGGGTGGAGTTCATTGACGAGAACGGCGGGGGAGCTGGGGTGCGGCTTAGAAAGAGAGAAACGTGAAACATATAGCGCTGATACTTATTTTCGCCTTGACCGCATGTAAAACATTCGAAGATGTGAATGACGAAATCGCACTTGAATTTCGTGTTGGTGAGCAACTCATGAACGACTGCAACCAACGAAATACTAACTGCCTTGAATGGCTGCGTTTTAAACAAAAATGGGAAGACGATACAGGCCATCTAATAACATTTGAAGAAGGCTTGCGCCGTCACAAGGCGCGTGTTGCAGCCGGGCAGGCTGTGTGAGCGCCACGCCACCAAAGAAAGTGTAACAGGTAGCCGCGCTCTCTCGGGGTTTTCCCACTCGCCGAGTAACGGGGTTGCTTCGGTTCTGACTGTTAAACCAGGCGCAACCAGCCTTATTCCTGCCAATCCACAAGCTTTAGCGCCTGGGCCGGGTCAACGCCCGCTTCCTTCGCCAAGGCCAGCGTCTGAACAATTGCCGACAGTGCCCGGGCCCTGCCCCCTGCATCGAAGGCTTGCAGCGGTCGCATCACGTCCAGGATGATTTCGTTGCCCAGCTTGTCAGAGCATTCCTCGGCCATCATTTCGGCCAGGGGTTGCAGCGTCCATTGCGCGAGATGGCGCTGAGATTCCCGAACCATTGGCCCGTTGCCGTTGTAATTGAAAATGCCGGGAAGAACTCCGAATGCCGCATTGATGCTGTCTCGCGCAGCTTGCAGCGTATCGCGAGTCATCAACTGTTGCAGATTCGGCGTCAAATCATTCGGCTTCCAATCCTGCATGGGGCCGGGACCGCCTGCCGCCGTGACCTGAACGCTTTCGCGCAGCACCACCCTGCCGCGATTTCCACGAAATCCACGCGCCAGAACTTCCATGTCTGTTTCCGCACTTTCAGGGAATGGAATGATTTGCGTTCCGATGGGCGCATTCTCAAAAACCTCCGCCAGCGCAGTTTCCACAGCGTTCAACATGCCAGCCGTGAGCTGTGAGCGCTTGAGCGGAGACGTTCCATAGTACGGTGCCGACACATCGCAGCCGGTGCGGAAATGCAGCACCTCACCCGCCAGCGCGGTTTCGGTACGCCCGCCGCCAGATTCCGAAATGCTGACGCGGTATGCGGTCGGTTTACCGTCTCGGGTGCGCAAATCCCAATCACTGCAAGGCACAAGCCCGGTTTCGCGGATCAGGAATACAGCCTCGCCACGGAGCGACAGAGCGCGCGCAGAGAGCGCGAGGGAACGCCGGTCAAGCAGGTCTGTGCCCGACACATCTGCAAGTGACAACCCGCCTTCCCACAGGCTGATACAGCTTTGTGCGGTCGCGGTCAGTTCAGCAATTCCACGTTGCCCTGAAACATAGGCTTCCCGTGCCGCTATCACATCGGCAGTAAACCCTGACGCCGCAGAGCGTGTTTCAATCTCTCGTTTGCGTTTGAACGGCCACATCACGGTGCCCTCCGATAGGGGCGCAGCAGATCGCCGGCGCCGGAATATTGCAGCGCCTTTGCGGCGTGGGCCGCGGGCCTCTCAAATGCCTTTTGGGTGCCGCCAAGACCTGACAAGGAAAGCGATGAATAGGAGGGGCTGAATTCGTTTTCCGCACCCGCCATGTATTCGGCGAGACGCCTGAAAGCCTCCTGTGCATCCGCCGGAACAGTCCCGCTTCCCACACTGGCGGTGATCCGGTACGGCCCTTTGCCGTCCAGCACATAGCCGCCAATAGCTGAAGGCGACAACGTCACGGCCAGCCATGCCTCATCCTGCCAAAGTTCAACCGCGCTGACGGTTGCTGGCGCAAGGTTCGGCCTCCAATCGCCCGGCCCTTCAATAACGAACAGCACATCGCGGGCAGTCCAGCGCCAGGCGATATAGCTTTCGATCCGCGCCCAGATTGCGTTCGGATCAAGCGCCGCCGCGCGAGCGGAAAGCCCGGTCGGTGCATCGGGATACGTGACGTTGCTTTCAATTCTCTGAATCGTTGCTGCCATTTTACGCCGCCTCGATCAGTGAAAGGGTTGCGCCGGGGGGCAGGTGAATCCAGTTCCACGCTGCCATTTGATCGGCCGTAAACAGCAACGGGTCATTTGCATCCGCGTCGGCGCTGTCACCGGCCAGCCTGACGCGATAGCGGGTGGCGGTCGTGACCTCGATGCGAGCAAGATGACTGCCGGACGGGGCAACGAGGGAACCGGCTGCAATCGCAGACGTTGAGACCTGTTGCCGGGAAATATAAGGCTCACGGGCAAGCTGGGTGCGGGTGTTTTCCTCCTCACCCAAATGCCCGGAGTAGTGCCAGATTTTTGCAATAGCCATTTCAGGCCCTCCATCGTTGAATGTGGGATTTTTTGACAAGCATTCCGACATTGCCGCCCGTCCAGTTGCGGGCCTCAATCTGAGCCTTGTCATAAGCTGGGCGCGTCACCGCGCTAAGTTCGTACAAAAGCGCCTGATGAACCGTGCGGATGATTGCGTTGTGCGCCCCGTTCTCGGGGTCATGGCCTTCATCCTCGACCGTCTCGGCATCTTCAACGGCGCGCTTGGGCGGAATGCGGAATCCCGGTGAAAGCCCGAGGATCAGACCCGCAGACATTGCCGCAAGAAAATCTTTCACATAGCTGACTTCCCGCATTTCGCCTGAGATTTTCGCCTCGAAGCGCAACGCGTCATCGCCGTCTTTCAGACTCAATGTGCCCGCCTTTTTGGAGGCAAGTGGCCGATCATACGAATGACCAACAAGAAAATGTATGTCCTCGTTCGGATCGCCCACCCGGTAGGAAAATGCGCGCGGCGCGATGATTTCCTTGCGCGGGCGCCCAGTTGCGCCCCCATCCGACAGGAGCGCAGCCTCACCATAAGGAAAGGTGCCCGAGAGAAGGGTTTCCCCTTCTCCCGAGCGGCGGATTTCAAGGCCGCCGGTATGCCCGGCCCAGAGCATCATTGCAGCCCCGTCAGGATTTCGGTCTGCACTGCCCGCGAAACCGTCACATCCATCGTGGTCAACGCGGTGAGGCGCAGCCCGCCGGATTGCGCATCCGAATATGGATCGCGAACCAGATCAACCGCCCCCCAGGTGCCCACGAAGATCGGCGCGACACCTCCAACGCTGGTAGTCATCACCCCGACGCTGGCCGGAGGCGTTCCGGTCGGAACCGCAAGCGCATTGCTCGATAGAACCACCTTGCCGATCTTCGCAACCAGACGATCCCATTCCGAAACTGCCGTGCCGCTGATCAGGTCTGCATCCATGCCGTCGAAGATTTCAGGCCGCAGGAGCAGACGCACATCGTCCGTGCCGTTGGCCGCGTTTGCCGTCATGAACCGAACCGCAGCCGCCCGGAAAGCCGCATAGCTGGCTTCCGCATCAACAGCAGTTTCCGTGATGCCCCAAGCCGCCGCGCCCGCCAGAAGGCCGGTAGGTTCGCCTGCCGCCCCGGACCCTTGGAATACCGCCTTGTCCAGCGCCTCGGAAATCGCCCCGTTCATATCGCGGCGCACCGCCTGTTCCAGACCGGCGCCGGATTGCTTGAGCGTCTTGCGGGTGATCCGCATTTGAATGCCCAGGTTGTAGTCGGGCTTCAAAGGCCTATCCAGCGTGGTGTATGCGCTCGGACCCGGCACGTTGGCGGTTTCGCCATTGGCCCAGCCTGCCGACACTGCCGAGGTGGTGACGGGATATTCCATTTCCCCCACACCAATGTTGATCATGGACGCGCCCATTTGCGCTGCCACGCTGGATGCAAACAGCCGGTCAATGATCGGCGCAGTGCGCATCGGATCAGGGGTGCCACTGGCCACGGTCTCACCGGCCCGCTGTTCCAAGGCTTCCCACGGAACCGGGATACCGCGATAGCCGCCTTGGCTGCGCAGCTCCTGCACGATCTCAGCCGTGCGACCTTCCAGTTGCCGCCCTTCATCAAGGGAAAGCGCGACTTGGCGCATCTCGAAACCGGCCATGATTTCGGACCATTCACGATCCGACCGGGTTTCAAGCTCGGCCCCGGCGTCCCGGCGTTCAGTATCTTCGGCAATCAGCGCCGCGCGATACCTGGTTTCGTTCGACCGATATTCCGCATCGAGGGTTTCCATCGACCGGGTTTCGGTTTCAGTGGGGCTTTCCTTGCCCACAAGTTCAGCCAAAGATTGCCGGATTTCCGACTGGCGACGACTGATTTTCACAGACTCAAGCATTTAATTATCTCCATGCTCAATAGGGTTATGCTGCATGTCGCGCAGCAGATTGCGCCATTTCTGACGTTCTGGCGGCAAGGGCGTGTGCCCCACCTCCAACCGAGTTTTCCGGGCATGGCAGCGGCCACAGAGGCATTGCAAATTGCCCAGAGAATAAGACAGGTCAGGCCGATCCCTGACGGGTTCGATATGATCGACCTCAAGCCGATGCCGGGCGCCACACTGCACACATTGCCAGCCGTCACGGTCCAACGCTTGCATCCGCAGCGCCTTCCAGCGTGGCCCGCGCGTGACCTTGGCTGAGTGTCTGGCATAGTCGGTACGCTTGCGATTCAGCCCCATATCAACCGCCCTCCGCGTCCAGAAGGTCGGCCCATCATCCTTGCGCCCTCAGCCACGGCCAGAACGGTTGCAGCAGCCGCATCTATCCGGCCGGTGCTTCGGGCTTTTGCCAATTTCAGATTGTTTGCAGGGTCGCGCAGCGTAACCGCATCGGCGAAGGCCGAGCGAAGAAGCAGCGACGGGGAAGTTTTCACCTTGCCGTCATACACCGCCCGCCGGAATCGCTCGCAATCTTCTCCACCATCCTTAAACCCTTGTCCGCGCCAGATGATCGGGCAACGGATGCCAGCCCGGTCTATAGCTTCACCAAGTTCGGCTTGCTTGTATCGGTCTGCGGTAATTGCCGCGACCGTTTCGCCTTCCACATGGTGCATCACCTCGACCAGCCAGGGGGCAACGGGAACGGTCTGGTCGCCCAGAACCGACAACTCGCCACGGTCCTGCATCTCGACATAGCGCCCGGCAACACCGTCATTCTGACCACGATCCAGCAGCGAAGGCCGCGAAGGAAAGCTGCCAAGGCATTCAAGCCGCCCCGTCTCTGGCCAATAGAACGCCGCTGCCGTCATCGAAGCCGAGCCGCCCAGGTCGATACCGATAACCACCTGACCGCGCCGCGCCGGAACCTCTGTCACCTCGCAGGAAAGCCATTCGTCAACCGCCAGAAGCACGTCGCGGGTTTCGCCGCTGACTCGCTCATTACGGTTATAAAGCCGGAAACTTGTGAGCGTGGATCCTCCCCGCGAAATCGCCCGCCGTGCCTGACCTTGCAGCCATTCGAGGCTTGAGCCGATGCCGTAGGCCGCGCCAGGGTTCGCCTCTCTCAGGCTTTCGAGGTCATCCGCAGGCAAGCCAGGTGAAGGCCGGTGTTCCTGCCGGTAAATGCCGGGTTGCTCCTGATCCAGCCAGACGCTGAAAGGGTGCGCGTCATCCGCCGCAGAGGTAGAAATAATCAGCGCGCGTCCACCACGCTTGCCGAGACCGGACAACAGCGCATGTTCCAAGGAGTCACCCTGATCCGCTGCCCAATGTCCTCGCTCATCCATCAGCACCAGCGTCGGCGCAGAGCCAAGAGCAGATTTACCATCCGCCGCCATCGCCCGGATAAAATGCCCGCCGCCATCGCCCTCATACTCGATTTCCAGCCGGGGCGAACGGCGCACCGTGAACAGCTTCTGTTCCTCCTCGGGCAGAGACCGCGTGAAACCCACGACAAAATCAAAGGCAATCCGCGCTTGATCCCGCGTCCGAGCCGCAATGAGGACTTCGCGCCGGGGCTGGGCATCCCAGACGCCCATACAGGCCCCAAGAGCGATGCCAGCGGAGAGCGCCGTCTTGGCATTGCCACGCCCGATCGACAGAACCGCGACGTTCACGCCATCTTCAAGAGCGCCTTTGACAAATTGCTTTTGAAACGGGGCCAGCTTCACCAGGTCTCCAGCCTTCGGCCCTTCCGGGATTTTGAGGCTTTCGAGGAACCTGATTGCTTTCGTGGATGCCTTCATGCCAGCCACCCCAGATAGAGACCGCACAGCGCGAACGCATAACCCCCCACCGCGCCACACCCCCCCATTGAGGCAAAGGCCATTGGGACCATTTTTTTGATGTTCAAAGACTGATATGAAACGAAAGAACGAAAACGAAAATAATTTCGTTGATCGTTGCGCGCACGGGATAGGGGTGGGTGCCCCCTCCCCTCTATGGGGAGTGCCTCAATAATTTGTTCAATCATCTTACTTGCCTTTCGATCAGACACAATTCCGCCACCCGCTCCTGCCCCCGGTCTACAGGGCAGGCCCGACGCTTCCCTTGCCGTATCCGCGCGATGCCGTTTATCGGTGGCCAGCCGCCTGCCCGCTGGCTTCTCACCAGCCCCGCCCGTCTTGAGCGGTCCCCGGTCCTCATTGGCCGGTGGGTTTGTAGTCGCGCTTCTGTCAGAGCCTAGTCGGAGCCGGTGTTCTGACGGGTCGGGTGAAGTCCCCGGCAAATAGCTGCACATTGGTGGCCGGGCGTGCAGCGCCCCGTGGCAAGGCTTTTTGTTCATTCTGTCATGCGATGAATGATCTGCGGAAAAGCCCCGGATAAACCGTTTGGTGAGGCCAGCGCCGTTCAGCGTCAGCCCTATTGGCTAGTCCTCGATCAGTCGAATATCGCCCCCCTGATCTGCGCCGGGAGCATGTGTGAACAGGTCAGAGACCAGCTCGCGCATCACCGACAGTTGCTTATATGAAGGGGTCCAGTTGCGTCGCCGCGACTGCTTGAGAATGGATAATGCAAAATTCTCTACCCATTCGCTTTGCGCATATTGCCGTACTGCCACCATGTGATAGCAAAGCCTATCCAGCTCTGAGACTGAAACCGGACAACCAACGTTCTGGCGCTGATAGCTCATGCCGTGGCCTCCCCGTTAAGGGTGCCGAACAAGGCGACAGATGCCGTCATATATGCTTGATCATCGTCAAGGCTGTTTAGGGCAGCGAAGGCCAGGGCGGCGCGCTCTTGAACCGTCAGCCTTGCATAGATCAGTGCGGTGAATTGCGCCCAAGCCGCCTCATTGCCAAGCGTCAGGGCGAATTCCAGCATCCGCGAGGCCGATTTGTGTCCCTTTTGCATTGCGGTGTGGGCACGTTTCGGGGTATTGTTCCCTTGAAAGTGTCGTACTTTCTCAGTGCTTTTGACCCCGGTCGCGCCCGCCAGCGCGCCGGGGTTTTCGGTTTCGGGAATGCCCTGATCCGCTTTACAAGGTGCCGGTTCGTTCCCGGCCCGTTCGCAGATGTTCAGGCCGTCGCTGGAAAACGCATAGTCCTGATGTTGCGCCAGAAAGTCAGGATCAGGCAGAAGCCTGCACTTAATTCCCCGAACCGTCGTGCCGCTGTTGCAATTTCAGGCCAATGCTGTTGCCTGATCACCATGGCCGACGCTTACCCACCCTTTTCCGCCCTTCTCCGCGTCTTCGGACGCATCGGCCTGCTGTCCTTCGGCGGACCGGCGGCGCAGATCGCGCTGATGCACCGGGAGCTGGTCGAAGAGCATGGCTGGCTGAGCGAAGAGCAGTTCCTGCGCGCGCTCAGCTTTTGCATGCTGCTGCCGGGGCCCGAGGCGATGCAGCTGGCCACATATGCGGGCTGGCGGCTGCGCGGCACGCCCGGCGGGCTGATCGCGGGGCTTTTGTTCGTGCTGCCCGGCGCTTTCGTGGTGCTGGGGCTGGCGATGGCCTACGGCGCCTATGGCAAGCTGCCGCTGGTGCAGGCGCTGTTTCTGGGGGTCAAGGCCACCGTGGTGATCATTGTCATCGAGGCGCTGCTGAAAGTGTCGAAACGGGCGCTGCACGGGCCGGCGCGGTGGGCCATCGCAGGGCTTTCGTTTCTGGGCATCTTCGTCCTTGGCCTGCCCTTTCCGCTGATCATCGCGCTGGCGGCGCTTTACGGTTTTGCCACCGCCGACGGAACGGCGCCCGCACGGGCGGCGCCACAGGGCAGGCCCCGCACACTGCGCACCATCGCCATCTGGGGCAGCCTGTGGCTGGCGCCGGTCGCCGCGCTGCAACTGTTCTGGCCGGGGCTTCTGGCGCAGCTTGCGATGTTCTTTTCCAAGCTGGCCGTGGTCACATTCGGCGGCGCCTATGCGGTGCTGGCCTATATGACCCAGGCCGTGGTGGGCGAATTCGGCTGGCTGACCACGCCCGAGATGATGGATGGGCTGGGTCTGGCCGAAACCACGCCGGGGCCGCTGATCCTGGTCACCGAGTTCGTGGGCTATCTTGCCGCGTTCAAGGCGGGCGGCGCGGCGATGGGCATCGCCGGCGCGGCGCTGGTGCTCTGGGTCACCTTCACGCCCTGCTTCCTGTGGATCTTCACCGGCGCGCCCTATATCGACCGGCTGGCCGGGCTGCCGCGCCTTTCGGCGGCGCTGGCCTGCGTGACGGCGGCGGTTGTCGGGGTCATCCTGAATCTGTCGCTTTGGTTCGCCGCCCATGTGTTCTTCGGCGAGGTGGGGATCTGGCGATCCGGCCCGCTGCGGCTGATCGCGCCGGATCCGGCCACGCTCGATCCGCTGGCGGTGGGGCTCGCCGCGCTGGCGGCCGTGATGCTGTTGTGGCGGCACTGGCCGCTTCCGGCGGTGCTGGGGGCGATGGCGGCGCTGGGGGCCGTGGTTTCCGCCGTTTTCTGA